AGTTCCTCATATGATTCATATTCAATAGGTTTCTTCTTGTCTGCTGACGTGACGATGACACCAATGGCTGCGTAAGCTCCCTTGATTTGTGTAATATCAACTGTGTCCATGAATTCTGGTGTAACAGAAATGGTTAAGTCATCACCCAGATCAATAGCATCCATATGTTGTTGAACCCACTGACACGATTGATTTGCCAGCTTTGTGAAGACATAATAGAGCATGATTTCATTGGCGATTGAATCACCAAGACTTGTGAAATAAAATCCTGAACTTATACCTTGATATGTTTGACAGATTAAGTTTCCAACCTGACGATTTGCACAACATGTTTGAATCATGAGGGCATTTGCCATTGACCATGTTGTCTGTTCTTCAATTTTTGGATTTATTACGCGCAATGCCAAATAATATGCAGCCTTGACTACCACGGGATGAAGATGACGATCATATTCCGTAAAATCAAACTGAAGCAATTTTCCTTTCTTCCGAACAAGTCGCTCATATAGCATCGGGAAATCAGTTAATGGGTTAAGCCCAATTTGTGGAACACCACTTTGTCGAGACTTCCAATCTTGTGTTGCTGCAACTGCGTTCATCAATATCATACGATGTGCCATCACACAACTCGCATCTGCGGAATCAAATGTGCGAATTTTTCCAATTTTCACCTTCTCTGCAGGGCGCAGTTCCCCCTTCAAACAGACTTTTGTCATCGTTTGGTATGCTATCCCATTTTGGATATGGTCCATGATGAGAAAGGCACGCTCCTTAAAATCAATCGCTGCTGGTGTACTTTTCAATTCCCATCGCTGTGTTGTCTTGTTAAAATTAAAAAACTCTTTCTTCTTGGAGACTCTGTGTTTGTCAAGAAAATATGGACCTGCTGATGTATCAAGATCCATACGATTGGTTTTTCCATAGAGGGGATGTCCTTCTTCATATCCATTAACAGCCTGATCGAATGTTGGCATCTTCGGATAGGAAGTATACAATGTTGTATATTTGTCCTCCAGAAAAGACATAATCTTCCACATGTGTTCATTGTCTGGTGCTGGTAGTTCATCTCCATAGGGGGAAAACTGAGTACAGAGAATATCCGGTCTTCCTTCCTTGACTACACATTTTGATGTGTCGATCTTGTACGATGTCGACGTTGGTATCATTCCTGAATCTGATTGAAATGTATTGACGACT